GAGCACCGGGAGGATGCGGTCCTGGATCGTATGCCAGGCCGTCAGGAGGAGCGGGATCAGGACATCACCGATGGCCGAGGCGAATGGTTTGACGGCGTCCCACGCCTTCTTGACACCTTCGGCGAATGCAGCCCACGCTGCCGGCACCTTGTCCTGGAGGAACCCCAAGAGCTCGTTCAGTTGACCGAGCAGGGACTCGAACACCGGAGCCAGCACCGACCCGACGGTCTCGGCTAGGTTCTCGAACGCCACGGACGCCTTGCCGGTAGCCGTAGCTTGTGCGGCTGCCGAACCCTCGAACTGAGACGTGACCTCGGCCAGGATGATCTTCTGGGCGCCCATCAGGTTGTTGTGCTTGACCAGTTGGGCTATCTGCTTCTGCTGCTCCTCGCTGAACTGCACACCCACGCGGGTCAGGGAGGACATACCCGCTATCGGATCGTTCAGAGCCTTGCCGAGTTGGATGGTCGCCGACTTTAGGTTGATCTGGCTCCCCGAGGCGGCGGCGTACCCGGCGGCGAGGTCAAGGGCCGCGGTGGATGCCTGGGTGAAGATGTCGTTCTGGGCGCCGGCTTCGTTGCGGATGTTCTTGAAGGTCAGCAGCATGTTCTCGCCGGCCTGGATGACCTCATCATCCACCCCGGCCTTGACCGATAGCGCATCCGCGAGCTCGGCGACCTGTCCGGCAGTTACATGCGCCGCCCCGCCGGTCGACTTGATCACGGCGCCGGTCTGCTGGAGGACGTTCTCGGATTCCTCGAACTTCCCGAAAGCGAAAGCGGCCCCCGCGGCGAGCGCCGTGAAGGCCGTGGCGGCTGCCGCCAGTCCGACGCGCAGCCTAGAGGTATTGGCGACGACGTCTACCGAGAGGGTGCTGATTGTCGGGATGGCTCACCTCCACTCGCCCAGGCTTGCAGCATCAACTCGAGTTCCTCGGCGCTCTGCTGCTTGGACTTTGGCCGCAACCACGGAGGTAGGAAGTCCTCCGGCTTACGGCGGTTCTTGTTGCTCAGCAGGGCGACGAGGTAATAGGACAGCGACGCGAACCCCACGTCGATCCGCTCGTGGACGAGCAGGGGACCGTGGATCTGCTCATACGCGATCCAATCGGTCAGCTCGGCAGCAGAGAGGGTTTCGAGTTCTGCGACGGTTCGCCCGAGAGCGAGGGCAACCCGGAAGAGGGCTGTTCGTCTCGGGCTTGCTCGAAAGTCGCCATCGCCGCCTCAAGCTCCTTGGAGGTGAGCCCGTTGAGCTTCGCGGCTTCGCTGAACAGCCGGAGCACCAGGGGGAAGTCCTCCTGTGCGAGTGCGTCGGCGTCGTCCTCCCCGAATAGCCGGTTCCCGGTCTCATCGACGAGGCAGTGCAGGAGGACCTGCACCGGCATATCGAGCGGCTTGACGTCCTCTGACAGCGCCGCTTGATCGGCCACCGTCATCACACGGAGATACACATCCCCACCCCACTCGGGCACCGAGACCTTGACCGGCTTACGGTCTTCCCGATGCCGTGCGGCGAGGATCTGCTCCCGCGTCAGGCTCACGCTGCCCTCCAATCTGTCGTTAGGTACTCAACGATGGCATCGGAGGAAGCACCCATCTTCTCGATCCATCCCAGCCCGGTGTTGCACTGATGGCATAGCGCACCGCGAACTGCCCCGGTCTCATGGTCATGGTCGATGACCTTCGCTGGCTGCTCATAGCAGAGAGCGCAGAGACCATCGGAGGACTCGAACAACTCAAGCCGCTCTTGCGATGTGAGCTTGTACCTAACAGCCTTCCAGTCATAGCCGGGATTCCGTTCACGCCATTCCCGTGTCTTGATGACGCCATATGCACGCCGCTTGATCGGGTCCTTGTGAGGCATCAGCTCGGGGTCACCGTTGAGACACCAGGCGTGACGATCTTGAGCGTGATGTGTGCTTCCATCGCGCCGTCGTCCGTAGCCTCGATCTCCCACTGGCTCGTGATCGCCGGGAAGCGATACGCCGAGGACCAGTTCGGATGTTGGAGCTCGTAGTACCGGATCGCCACAGCCACCGAGTCATAGTCGGCTTTCATGTTCGTGTGTGTGGTGACGGTCGGGTCCCACATGACGGTCAGCGTGACCTCTGAACCTTCCTGACGTCCGGGAAGGAAGTCGGCCCACAGATCTCCGTGCGCCGAGACGTCGATGAGGGCACGGTTGGAACCGACCGCCGTCACCGTGCCGATCTGCGTGACGGTGTTATAGGTACCCGTTGCCACGCCGGTCGCCGCGTTCTGCTTGAGGAATCCGAGGAATCCTGCTTGCTTGGTCATCTACCCTCCTTCCTCAAGCGACGAAAACGGCGGCAGTAACCGAGGTGGTGAACGAGTTCGTCACCGCGACCGTGCCGTTGGACTGGAGATACCTTCGAACCGGGTTGAGCCGGATGAACCGCTCCGTGCCGTTGACGACGGAGATGGTGAGGTCCGGGTTGTACGCCGTGGCCCCCGGTGCGTTCAACAGGCTCGAGGCGTCGTCGATCACGACCGAGTCCGGGGAGCCGCCGGCGTTCTTGACGTGCAGGATGTGCGGCTTGTCCAGGTCGGCCGTCGCCGGCGTGAAGGTGTCGCTCGCGCTCACCCCGGTGTAGGTCGGCACCACCCCGGCCTCTGTAACGGTCTGAACGGTGTACGTTGCCATGCTGCCTCCTTATCCCTCCACTGCCGCTTTGAAGATGGACGTCATCGCGGCGACGATCCCCGGAACGGACGCTACTGCGGCCTGCTCCCCGTACGGCTGCGCCGCCATATTCTTCGTGCCCTTCTGGACGAACCGATCGTACGGGGCGCTCGAGCCGACCTTGGTCGTGGCTCCCTCGCCGAGGGAACTCTCATCGGTCGAGATGAGCGAGATCAGCCTGCCCGTGTCCCGGGGAGCTCGAGCGATCATCTGCCGCTGGACGACCTCCCCTCCGGCTTGGGTCGCCGGTCCTGCTGCGACCTCGGCTTGGGCGGAGGCTTTGGCTAGTGCGGCCTTCGTTTCGGCGATGCCGAGTAGACGCGCAGTCATCCCACCGCCGCCAATCCACCGGGGAGCAGGTCCCTCTCGCCGTTGGTGATGAACAGCGCCATCGGGAAACCGGCGGTCTCCACCGGTATCCCGCCTTGCATGAGAGCCTGTCCCGATTCATCGGCGGTGTAGGCGCGCTTGACCATCTGCATGCACACCATCTTGATCGTCTTGAACTCCTCGGAGGTCTCGGCGAAGCCGTGGGTGTAGGTGATGGTTGCGGCCTTGGTCCAGGCTTTCCCGTCCGTCCGCTGCACGACCCCGCCCGAGGTGAAGGTGAACGCCGTGAACGTGAGGGCGTCGTAGACGATCGACACAGCCGTCACCGGCAGCTCGGGGAGGTAGATGATCCCTCCCGTTGCCCTGGGGTAGGGGTTGCGCCAGCCAGAGGTCGCGTCGTACTCGGGTTGGACGATCAGAACGTCACCGATGACCTGGGAGAAGGTTTGGCCGGCCTCCCCCCGGATCAGCGCCGACGCGGTCGTGAGCAGCGACTGCAATCGGGACAGGTCCGAGGGGATAGCCATGCCGGTCCACTCGCAGAACTCGGTCGCGGTGGCGAAGGGTCCGGCCAACTACTTCCTCTTCTTCTTCGTCAGCACCCGAGCCGTCTTGGTGGTGACCTTCTGCGGCTCGGCCTTCGGCTCGTCCTTCTTCCATCGCCACTCCAGGACATCACCGCTGCGGACGTAGTAGCCCTCTTCGGTCTCCTGGATGCGTTCCTCTGCCATCAGAGCACCGCCGCGCCGACGGTCAGGCCGGTCACCTGGCTGTAGGTGACGGCGATGGAGCGCGGATAGACGCCCGTGGGCAGCGGATACACCGCGGTCCCCGAGATGAACGCAGGCTGCGCCACGCCGTCGATCGTGATGATGGTGGAGTTGGCACCCACGGCGGCGACGAGGACCGGCGTACCGGTGCTCATCCACCCACCGGCGCTCGTGCCGGTCCCCGCGACGGTGTCCCCACCGCCGGATGCCGCGGCCATCGTCATCGCGCCACCCTTCGCTGCCACTGTGATCGCTGCCATGCTTCCTCCTTCTGTGAAGGTAGGGCGGGGAGGGACCGGAGCCCCTCCCCCCAGCTATCGCCCTACGTGATGCGGATACCGGACAGGCCCACCGGGCGGATCAACGCCGTACCGAAGTAGGCGAAGATGTTGAGCTCGATGTTTGCCGGACCCTGCTTCTCCTCGAACCGGAACGTGAGCAGCGGGGACTCCCAGACCCACAGGTCCGAAGACTTGATCAGGAACATCTGCGAGTCACCTGCCGCCACTCCGGTCATCGCCCATGCGGGCTGGAACTGGAGCGAGTCGACCAGGTATCCGGCGGTGGGCGGGTTCGCCACACCGGCCGCGTTCACGCCGCCCGTCCAGGGGAACAGCGGACGCTGTGTCGTGTCCACCGCCTGAGCGAGCCTTGCCGTGGCACCCTGGCCCATCGCTGCCCCGGTGGGAGCGGAGAAGCGGGCGAACCAGTAGTCCGCCACGGCCTTACGGATGGCCTTGACGAGCGTCTGGTTGTCCGTGCCGCCGGCCGTGGTGACCGCCTGTGCACCCGAAGGAACGAAGCCGTTGGTGATGGTACCGCCGGCGCCGCTCGCACCGTTCAGGAGCGTGTAGACGATGCCCTCGGTCTGGCGTTCGTACGACTCCCGCATCTCGGCGAATGCGATCTGGTCGATAGCCGGGTTGGAGGAGTCCACGATCTCACGGGTGAGCACGATGCGCCCTGAAACGGCCTGCGGTGTCA